GAATAGAGCAATTCAAAACCGATTACAAGGTAGAGCACTTTCTAGGATTCTTAATTCAATCAAGAAAAAAAATGAGTGATTCTAAAAAACTAAGAAAATTAAAAGAAATAAGACGTAAAGACTTAGAAAAAAATCTTTTAGATGTAGAACTAAAAGGTTATGACCATTATATTTTTATTAATGACCGCAACAAAGCTCAAGTTGTTTCAAAACAAGGCGGTTGGGTTTCAGAACATATTCGCACGGCAATTTTAAAGTTTAATTTTGAGATTGATAAGACTGACTCTATGGTAGTTAAAGATTTTGAAAGAAAATATCTTAACGAATACGAAAAAACTTTTTCAAAGGATTCCTAGATTTAGGCTTTTCTTTTCTCATTTCTGCTACAACACGATTAGCTTCTAGTTCGATCAATCTATTTAGCAGTGAGGCCATAAAAATATCTTGGTCAAACTTTTTTCTGACCATGTAAGTGCAATATCTTTTTATATCAGTTAAATTGTCAGATTTCATAATCTCTCTACACTGCATTTCGATTTCTAATTCCAATTCTGGAGGTGCTGGTTCGATATTTATGTTGAGAAATTTAGTAATTTTCATGCTGGAGGAAAAAGTTGTTTTTCTAAAATTTCAACTGCTTTATCATCCAAAGTATTGGTTGTTTGTTTTGCGATTGATTTAAGTAAATCTACGACCAATCTTTTAACAGCAGTTGTCGTTAAAAAGGTCATTAAGATTGGTTTTAAAATCTTATACATGGAAAAAATATGTGTTACTTCCCAAACATAGCTAAAATGCTAGTATTGGACAAGAATCTTAACTTTTATGGAAGATCAAGAGCCTAGTAAAGTCGAAACTATCGTGAAAGTTTGCGTGCTTTTGTGGTC